CTGTTGAACACGTAATTGATGGTGGAGATTTCAAAACATTCTTTACGGGAATCAGAATGCCTGTAGCCTCAATACCAAAAATCACTAAACAAATTTTGAGTTTGAATAATAATTTGTTGAGTGAGTTGGTTCAGAGTGTACAAAGACTGAAAGATACTGAGGCTCAAACAGTATCCAAAAACGTTATTGCGGTTGGTAATTCCATTCAATCCAACCAAAGATTCACACCTGCCGATCCTGTAAGATGTATAAGCGATATGCAACTTGCAAATGAAAAATACAGAAATTATTTAGGTACTGAAACTGTAAAACGAGAAATAACTTTTGCTGATTTAGCTAAATTGATACAGAATAAAGTTAGTAGTGAGATTATTAGAGGTTTAGTGTTCTTTACCGCATATACTAATGGTCACGATGATAATAAATTTATCACTTACGATTATGATTTAGGAGGAACTCCATTTGGAGGAACAGTTTATTCAGGTATAACCTATGGTGAACGAAGAAAATTCTTTACAGAAACTTATGGATGTAGAACCACTTCGAGCGGTGTATCAGTTCCATACGCGGTATTTGATAATTTTGAAAAATCAATTGATTTCATCTCAACATATTATTCGAAGTTATTTAATTCCGATCCTGAATACAAATGGAATACTAAAGAATTGTTTATTGACAGCTTAATTTTATTGTGGATTGAATGGTGGCCAACTAAGAGATTCCAAACTAAACAACAAAGAGACAATTGGATCTTGGCTAATACTCAATCAGTTCAGGTTATTAGAGCACAAGCCTCAGAAACAGTTGAGAAATGTATTTCTTTAGGACTTATTAACTTTTAAGGATATTTATAGATAAAAAATATTATGAATATTAAAGCCCATTTAGACAATTATCTTGGAAAAAATTCAAGATATAGTGAAAAGACGACAGGAAACGGATTCACAGAAGTATGTGATTTGGACACTGGTGATTGTTATACTGTTAGAGATCGTGACGGTTTGATCGAGAGAGTTGATAATACTATGAGGACAAACAGAAGAGTTCAAGTTGAAACACCACAAGGGGTTAAACAATTATTAAACGGATAATAAAATGAATATCGACAAAACAATTTTGGAAGAATTGAAAAGACACAATTCTATCAACAAATATATTACAGAGCAAGAAGCTGAAGTGACACCAGGCACTGAAGTTGACGCGACAGTTACGGATGAAGTTCCAACTGAAGATCCAATGTTGACACCTGCAGAAACACCGGAACCTGAAGTTATTGATGTTGCTCAAGATGACGAAGTAGAAAAAATTGGTGATGAAGGTCAATCTGTTGAAACTGAAAGTGGATCTGAAGAAATTGACATTACTGATTTGGTAAATTCTCAAAAGGGAATGGAATCAAAACAAAATGAATATTTCGATATGATGTTCAAACAACTTGAAGGTTTACAGAGTAAGTTGTCTGAAATGGAAGGTTTGGTATCAAAGTTAAATGACATTGAAGAGAAAATTGAAAAATACAGACCTAAGTCGGCACAAGAAAAATTAGAATTACGTAGTTTGGATTCAGGTCCATTCCATCAAAAGTTAACTGATTTCTTTGATGACAAACAAGAAGATATGGAAAAGTCAGGTAAGAACGAATATGTCCTAACTTCTGATGAGGTTGAACAAATCGTACCAAGTGAAATCAAAAAATCGTTTGATTCGGCACTACCTGAACCGACAGATACTAGATTTGGAATGCGTTGATTTCAAAAAATATATTACTATATTAAGAGGGTCACGTTGTGACCCTTTTTATTTGGCGAATGATTTGACTGAACAATAAACTTGGCGTATAATTTATGTCTAACAATTAATATTTTTACAACTATGGCTAGTCCACTTGACGCAGTTCTCGCTCAGTACGAGAAAAACACCCAATCCTATGACAACTCAGGAAAGATGTCACAGGAAGAAAGAATGAAGAAATACTTCGCTTGTATCCTACCGCAAGGTCAGGCTCAAGGTCAACGAAGAGTTCGAATTCTCCCCACTAAAGACGGTTCATCACCCTTCGTAGAAGTTTACTACCACGAACTACAAGTTGGTGGTAAATGGCAGAAGTTTTATGATCCAGGAAAGAATGACAATGAGCGTTCACCCTTGAATGAAGTTTATGACGAACTCATGGCAACGGGAAAAGAATCTGACAAAGAACTTGCTCGTCAGTACAAATCACGTAAGTTTTACATCGTAAAGGTCGTTGACCGTGACGCTGAAGAAGAAGGTGTGAAATTCTGGCGTTTCAAACACAATTACAAAAACGAGGGTATTCTCGATAAAATTATCCCCATTTGGAGACAAAAAGGTGATATTACCGATGCTGAAAAAGGTCGTGATTTGATTGTTCAATTGGTAAAACAAAAAACACCTGGTGGTAAAGATTACACGTCAATTCAGACTATTATGCATGATGACCCTTCACTTCTTCACGAAGATGATTCAGTTATGAAAGAGTGGTTGGCTGATGAACTAACTTGGCAGGATGTGTACTCGAAGAAACCTGTAGAGTTTTTGGAGGCAATTGCTCGTGGTGAAGAACCACGTTGGAATTCCGAAACAGGTAAGTATGTATATGGTGATGATGCCCTCCTTTCTATGGGTGGAGGTAAATCCTCTGAGTTGGCTGATCCACAAGCAGGTGCTGATCCTGATGAAGATCTACCCTTCTAAATAAACGATGGTGCCGGCGATGTCGGCACCATTTCTTTTTTTATATAATATGGCGAGAATAGTAAGAGTATCACCCGTTTATCGTTATTACGAACTTGAATTAACCGAAGAACAAGAAAAAATTTATGAGGAAAATCCTAATGAATTTTTAATTGATATTGTAAAAGACGAAGATTGGGTTTATATTGAAAGTACTGTCGGAGCTGACGAATACGAATTTAAAAAATAACATGGCACTAAAGAAAAATGATTTCTCATCACTGAAGAAGAAGTTCTCTACTTCAGCAAAATACAAACCCCAACGTTTCTTTGACTTGGGTAAAGAGTTTTTGGAGGCTGTTGGTCTCCCTGGTCCAGCAATTGGACACATCAATATGTTCTTGGGACATAGTGATACTGGTAAAACCACTGCACTTGTAAAGACTGCCGTGAGTGCTCAGAAACAAAATGTTCTTCCTGTGTTTATTATCACAGAACAGAAGTGGAGTTTCGAACACGCACGTTTGATGGGATTTGAGTGTGAAGAAGTTGTTGACCAAGAGACAGGTGAAATCGATTGGGACGGATTCTTTATCTTCAATAATAACTTTAGTTACATCGAACAAATCACCGAATACATCAATGATCTTTTGGATGCTCAAGAGAAGGGTGAATTGGAATATGATTTGTTGTTCCTTTGGGATTCAATTGGATCGGTACCATCGAAGATGACGTACGAAGGTAAGGGTGGAAAGCAACACAACGCAGCAACACTTGCCGACAAAATCGGAATGGGTATCAACCAAAGAATCTCAGGTTCACGAAAGGCGGATTCAAAACACGAAAACACCTTAGTTATTGTGAACCAACCATGGGTTGAATTACCGGATAATCCATTCGGACAACCCAAAATCAAAGCTAAAGGTGGTGAGTCAGTTTGGCTCAACTCATCATTGGTATTCCTATTCGGAAACCAAAAAGGTGCTGGCACCACAAAGATTACCGCGACCAAAGACAAGAGAACGGTGAAGTTCGCAATCCGTTCAAAAATTTCTGTTATGAAGAACCACATCAACGGATTGGGTTACGAAGACGGAAAGATTATTGTCACACCGCACGGTTTCTTGGCGGGTAAAGATACCGCCGAAGAGAAGTCGTCCATCGAGTCATACAAGAAGGAACATTCTGACTACTGGAAGGAAATTATTGGTTCGGACGGGGACTTTTCCCTGAACGAAGAGAAAGACCCTGAAACACTCTAATATGTTGTTAGGATTGGGTATATTCCTTATGGGTTTTGGTCTTGCAGGTTTTGTGCATACCGTTTATCAAATTTACACTATGTCGAACCCTTCAAAAGGTAAGAAGTGAAAACTCTTTTAGTAGATGGAGATAATTTATTTAAAATCGGATTCCACGGAGTCCGCGAATTCTTCGTTGATGGAAATCACATCGGCGGGGTCTTCCACTTTCTCAACACACTTAGAAAACAGTTGGATGAGCACAACTACGATAAAGTCATTGTCTTTTGGGACGGTGACGGCAACTCATCCCAACGACGTAACATATACCCCAAGTACAAACTAAACCGAAGACAAGATATGAACGAGTTCAAACTCGAATCATATCACATTCAAAAGGAGAGAGTAAAACAGTACTTGGAGGAATGTTTCGTGCGTCAACTTAGGGTTGACAACAATGAATCTGATGACCTAATTGCGTACTACTGTCATGTGGCCAAAGATGAGGATAAAGTCATCTTTACCGCAGACAAAGACCTATTACAACTCATCGATTCAACAACATCCATCTACTCACCGATGATCAAAGTGATGTATAAGGTGGGAGATAAAGTATCCATTATGGGTAACCAAATTCCTCATCAGAACATCCTGACCCTCAAGGTGATAATGGGTGACAAGAGCGATAATATTGATGGTATCGAAAGACTTGGGGAGAAGACTTTTCTAAAGTTTTTCCCTGAGGTCCTTGACGAAGTGGTTTCTGTAGATGATATTTTATCTAAAACCAATCAACTTCTTCAGGAGAATGAAAATAACAAAGCACTACAGAATCTTGTCAAAGGAAAGACAAAAGACGGTGAACTCGGGGATACATTCTTTGATGTCAACAAGAGAATCGTGGATTTGTCTAATCCAATGATTACTGAAGAAGGTAAAGAACTTGTCGAACTTTATTATCGTGAAACAATGGACCCCGAGGGTAGGGGGTCGAAGAATCTTATCAGAATGATGACAGACGATGGTTTCTTCAAATTTTTACCTAAAACCGATGAAGCTTTTTTGAACTTCGTCAAACCGTTTACAAAACTAACAAGAAAAGAAAAAAGACAATTCAAACAATCAAATTAAATTTTATGAAAGAACAGGATATCGTAAAGATGGAGTTTCTCATCACTTTGAATAACAACATCGTAATCCAAAGATACTTCAACGTAAGAGGTTACAATTCAACGGCTCGTTCATCTATGGAACTACATGAATATATGAGAGATCTCGTTGATGCATTTGAGCAAACTCAGAAAATGCGTACTGTCGTCTACATGATGGACAACCAATATGATATTTTGGAAGATCCAACAATTTTGGATACTGACAATACCGACAGCAACGAATATTTCAATTTTTATGTAAAAATTGGTGAGCAGACAATTTGTCACCGAATTTTAGATGCGAAACTTTTCCCACCTAAGATAAGATACACCGTAGACATACGCCAGCAAGCAAAAAGTGTTCTTCGACACTTGACTGACATATTTTCATCACAAAATTTTGTTACTAACTACCTGAATTATACCCTCGCTTGAGTGTATTTATTCTTACAGAAAAAGGGAAAATAAATTATGTCAAATAGGAACTTCGAATATCTCGGAAATACATTTCAATTACAATTACTAAACCAAATTATTCTCGACAAAGAGTTCGCGCATTCCATCATTGACGTGATTGAACCCTCGCATTTTGAGAACAAATATTTCAAAACGCTACTTCAATTAATCAAAGAGTACTACGTAAAATACGATTGTACTCCATCCTTTGAAACTTTGTTTCAGATTGTCAAAAGTGAGTTTCCTCAAGAGATGATGCTCAAGATCCTCAACGATACAATCAAACAAATTCAAGACGCTCCAATTGATGGTGGTGAATTTGTTCAAGAAAAGGCGTTAAAGTTTTGTAAGCAACAAGAACTTCAAAAGGCTATTGTCAAGTCTCAAAAAATCCTTGACAATGGGGAGTTTGAAAACTATGAAAAGTTGGAAGAACTCTTCAGAGCGGCAATTCAGATTGGTGAAAACAACAATAAAGTTGAAGATGTATTCAACAATTTGGATGACGTACTCAATGAAGATTTCCGTCATCCCATTCCTATGGGAATTGTAGGGATTGACAAACTACTCAAAGGTGGATTAGCTAAAGGTGAGATCGGTGTTATTTTGGCACCAACAGGTGTTGGTAAAACCACAATCTTGTCCAAGATCGCTAACAGTGCATTCAACAACGGATACAATGTGTTACAGTTGTTTTTTGAGGATAACCCAAAGGTTATTCAGAGAAAACACTTTACCATGTGGACAGGAATTGCACCTGATGAATTACCATTTCACCGTGATGAAGTTTTGGAAAAAGCTCGTCAGGTAAAAGAAGAGATGACTAACAAGTTATACTTGAAGAAACTTCCTTCTGATACTCACACTATGACTCAAATTAAAAACATGATTCGTAAGATGATTGCCGATGGTCATAAGATTGACATGATCTTGGTTGATTACATTGACTGTATTGTTCCTGACAAAAACTTAGGTGATGAATGGAAAAGTGAGGGTTCAGTTATGAGAGGGTTTGAGGCACTTTGTCATGAACTGAGCGTTGTGGGTTGGACTGCGACACAGGGTAACAGAAGCTCTATATCTTCTGAGGTAGTCACCACCGACCAGATGGGTGGTAGTATTAAAAAGGCTCAAGTAGGTCACGTTATCATTTCTGTGGCAAAGACCCTTCAACAAAAAGAAATGAACTTGGCTACCATCGCCATTACCAAATCTCGAGTTGGTAAAGATGGTGTTGTTTTTGAGAACTGTAAGTTCAACAACGAGTTGTTGGAAATTGATACTGAAAGTTCTGTAACCTTCCTTGGATTTGAAGAAAAAAAGGAAGAGCAGAAAAGGGACCGTATCAAGGAACTTATGGAGAAGAGACAACAAAGAGAAAGACAGCAAGGTTAACTTGCTCAAATAAAAAATAAAATTATAGATAAACAATGAACGATCTAATAGACATGATTGGTAGTGACCAACGTTTCGTCATCAAACGAAGTGGTGACCGAGTATTATTCGAGGTTGATAAGATCAAAAATGCTGTTTTGAAGGCTATGGAAAGTGCTGGTAGAGTAGACGGAGAAATGGCTGAGAAAATTGCTCGACTTACAAAAAAAGGTATATTCAGAGGTAATAGACATCATATTCCACACGTGGATGAAATTCACGATATGGTTGAGAATAAACTTATGGATAATGGTTTGAATGATGTTGCTAAGGAGTATATTATTTACCGATCTAAACATCAACCAAACATCTTCACAAAAAGAGTAAACTTGAAACCATATGAATATCCGGACTTGTTGAATTATGTAGATGCTATTAGACACTCATATTGGGTTCATACAGAGTTCAATTTCACTTCTGATATTCAGGACTTCAAGGTACACTTGAATCAAAAGGAACAAACCGCAGTTCAACGTGCTATGTTGGCAATCTCTCAAATTGAAATAGCGGTTAAGACCTTTTGGGGTGATATCTACAAAAGATTACCAAAACCAGAAATTGGAAGTGTTGGAGCTACTTTTGCTGAATCAGAAGTGAGACACGCAGATGCTTATTCACACCTAATTCAATTGTTGGGACTTAATACAGAATTTGAAAATCTACTTGAGGTACCCGCTATCCGTAAACGTATCAAGTATTTAGAAAAATCAATTTCAAGTTCTAAATCAATTGATAATCAAGATTACTTTGAATCGGTAATTTTATTTTCTATGTTTATAGAAAACGTATCTCTTTTTTCTCAATTTTTGGTTATCATGGCTTTCAACAAACATAAAAATGTCCTCAAAGGAGTTAGTAATGCTGTTGAAGCAACATCAAAAGAGGAGAACATTCATGCTGAGTTTGGATTTGATTTGGTAAACCTAATCAAAAAAGAAAATCCAACTTGGTGGACAAAAGACCTTATGGAGGATTTGGTTGACGCAACTTTAGAAGCTTACGAATCTGAGGTTGAAGTTGTGAACTGGATCTTTGAAGAAGGTGATTTAGATTTTCTCACCAAAGAACAAACTTTAGAGTTTATCAAACACAGATTCAATCTATCTTTGAATTCTATTGGTATTGAAAATGTATTCAAAGTTGATAAAAAAATATTGGAAACGACAGAGTGGTTTGATGATGAAATTCTAACAACAAAACACACTGATTTCTTCAATAAAAGAAGTATCAACTATAGTAAAAAACAAAAATCAATTACACTTAACGACTTATTTTAATTTATAAAAAAACAATATGGAAAATAGAAAACCATTCGACTGGATCAATGATGAATCAATCACATTCCTCCGTCGTGGATATTTGAGTGAGGGAGAACAACCCTTGGAGCGAATCAGAGTCATTGCTGATCACGCTGAAAAACTTTTGGGGATCGAAGGATTTGCCGATAAATTTTATGGTTATATGGGTAAAGGATGGTATTCATTATCATCACCCGTATGGGCTAATTTTGGTAAACTAAGGGGTCTTCCTGTAAGTTGTTTCGGATCCAATATTGGTGACAATATTGAATCTATTCTTTACACTCAAGCTGAGGTAGGAGAAATGAGTAAGATGGGTGGAGGAACTTCTGGATATTTTGGTAATATCCGTGGTCGTGGTGCTACTATTACTGACAATGGACACGCACCTGGTTCAGTACATTTTATGAATTTGTTTCAAAGTGTCGTTGATAATATTTCACAGGGTTCTACTCGTAGAGGTCGTTTTTCACCTTATCTACCTTTAGAGCATCCTGATATCATGGAATTCTTGGAAATTGGTACCGAGGGTTTCCCAATTCAAGACCTAACTCACGCAGTCACTGTTACAGATGACTTTATGAGAGATATGATTGCTGGTAATGATGAGAAAAGAGCTATATGGGCTAAGGTAATTCAACGTAGAGGTGAAATTGGATATCCGTATATCATGTTCACTGATACTATGAATAACAAAGCACCTGAGGTTTACAAGGATAAGGACATGAAAATTTATAATTCAAATCTTTGTTCTGAAATTGCACTCCATAACTCTGAAGAAGAGTCATTTGTATGTGTTCTTTCATCTATGAACCTACTTCACTATGACGAGTGGAAGGACACCGATGCTGTTGAAACGATGGTTTATTTCTTGGATGCGGTTGTAACCGAATTCATTGAAAAAATTGATAGTCTAAGACACAACGGAACAATTGAAGGTCAACGAGCGTTTTTCTATTTGGAAAAAGCTTACAACTTTGCTAAGAGACAACGTGCTCTTGGTCTCGGAGTTTTAGGATGGCATTCATTCTTACAGTCTAAGAATCTTCCTTTTGATAGTAGAGATACCGCACGTCTGAACGTAGAGGTGTTCAAACTTATCAAAGAAAAATCTTACAAGGCTTCTGAAGAACTTGCTGAACTGTTCGGAGAACCCGAACACTTAGTGGGATACGGAAGGAGAAACGTTACGTTGAACGCAATTGCACCAACCACTTCATCGGCATTCATTTTGGGTCAAGTATCTCAATCGATTGAACCAATTTGGTCAAATGCGTATGTAAAGGATGTTGCTAAATTGAAAGTTACAATCAAAAACCCAGTACTACAAAAGTTACTTGTTGAAATGGGTAGGGACACTAAAGAAGTATGGGATAGTATTAAAAAATATGACGGATCAGTCCAACACTTGGATTTCTTGACTGACGAACAGAAAGACGTTTTTAGAACTTTTGCTGAAATCAATCAGTCATCAATTATCAACCAAGCGGCTATTCGTCAAGATTACATTGATCAGGCTCAATCTTTGAACCTTATGATTTCACCTGACATGCCTACAAAGGATGTCAACAAATTGTTGATTGACGCATGGCAGTTGGGTGTAAAGACACTATATTACCAACATTCAATGAACTCGGCACAAGCATTCGCAAGAAAAAAATTGAATCTGAATGACCTTGAATGTGTGGCATGTCAGGCATAATGACTATATAATGTCATAACGAATGAAAAACCCGGCACTTAGGTGCTGGGTTTTTTTATGTCTTAAAAAAAATATTGAAGTATATTTATCACATATGGCAAACGGCAGGACATATGGTTTAACTTTTCCTTTTGTAGATTCGTTCGATGGAAAATATTTGGATCTAACAGATTACACCGCTGAAGAAATCAGAAGTAATCTCATACATTTATTATTAACAAGAAAAGGGTCAAGGTATTTCCTTCCCGATTTCGGTACAAGATTGTTAGAATATATCTTTGAACCTTTGGATGGACCTACGTTTCAAAGTATTGAGGCTGAAATCAGAGATTCGGTTACCAAATACATGCCTCAATTACAACTTACAAGTATAAACATAACTTCACCTACGGGTGAAGCTGCGGGTCTAACCGCTACTGCTGCCGGTGGGGTTATAGATCCCGAAATTAGGAGATTCAATCAAGACGTAGCCGAATATACCGCAACGGTGAGAGTTGATTATGCAATATCTAATGATGTATTCAACACTAAAGATTTTATTATTCTAAATATTTAAGGTTATGGCTGAAAGAAGAATATCCTATACAGTACGTGATTTTGCTGCGATCCGACAAGAACTTATTAATTACACTAAAACCTTTTATCCCGAACTCATCGATAATTTCAACGATGCTTCGGTTTACTCAGTGTTTTTGGATCTAAACGCTGCAGTTGCTGATAACCTACACTATCATATAGATAGAAGTATTCAGGAGACAGTTCTTCAATATGCACAACAACGTTCTTCAATTTATAATATTGCGAGAACTTATGGTCTAAAAATTCCAGGTCAAAGACCATCAATAGCCTTAGTCGATGTTTCAATTACTGTTCCAGCGTTTGGTGATAAAGAAGATGAAAGATACTTGGGTATTCTTCGTAGAGGTAGTCAGGTAATTGGGTCAGGTCAGGTATTTGAACTGTTGGATGATGTAAACTTTGCATCACCATTCAATCAGGATGGATTTCCAAACAGACTAAAAATTCCAAACTTTGATCAGAACGGTAATCTTCTAAACTACACGATCACAAAAAGAGAAACGGTAGTAAATGGAATTACAAAAGTATTCAAAAGAGTTATCACACCAAATGATGTAAGACCATTCTTTGAATTTTTCTTACCCGAAAAAAATGTTTTAGGTGTTACGTCTATTATTCAAAGAGATGGTACGGCATATTCAAACGTACCAACTTCTCAGGAGTTTTTAGGTGCTGCGGGAAGATGGTATGAAGTTCCGGCCTTGGCTGATGATCGTGTCTTTATCGAAGATCCAACTAAACCTTCAGATGATCCGGCAATCAAAGTAGGTAGATATATTCAAACACAAGAAAGATTTGTTACTGAATATACACCCGAAGGATTCTTGAAAATTACATTTGGTGGTGGTACAAATACCGCGGAAGATCAACTCAGAGAGTTCACGGCTTTAGACGTACCATTAAAAATCCAAAGATATCAGAATAACATGATGTCTTTAGGGTCAACACCAAAGGCAAATACCACATTATTTATTCAGTATAGAATCGGTGGTGGACTTGGTACAAATTTAGGTGTGAATGTTATCAATCAGATTGGTGCTGTAGACTTCTTTGTAAATGGTCCTTCAGATATAATCAATACCTCAGTTATTAATTCACTCACTTGTAACAACGTTACTGCCGCGATTGGGGGTGCTGGTTATCCCTCAACAGAAGAGGTAAGAAATTACGTTACATTCAATTTCGCAGCTCAAAACAGAGCGGTTACCATCAATGATTACGAAGCTATTATTAGAAATATGCCTGGTCAATTTGGAGCACCTGCTAAAGTATCAATAACAGAAAACAACAACAAAATTGTTATTAACGTTTTATCCTATGATTCATCAGGTAATCTGACCTCAGAAGTTTCGCAAACCATGAAACAAAACTTGGCGGAATATCTATCAAATTATCGTATGATAAATGACTACATTCAAATCGGTAGTGCTCAAGTTATTGATTTGGCGGTTGATGTCCAAGTTGTACTCGATGCAACTCAAAACCAAGGTGCGGTTATTTCAAACGTAATTGATAGAGTGACAACATTCTTTAGTCCAACACTTAGAAATCTTGGTGAAGATATTTTGGTATCAGAACTTAATAGGATTATCCAATCTGAAAATGGTGTAATTAGTGTTGGTGACATATCCATCTTTAATAAAGTGGGTGGTCAATACAGCTCAGCACAAACATCGATGCCGTATTCAGATTCTGCGACAAGACAAATAGGATTGGTAGACAACACAATATTTGCGGAACCAAATCAAATTTATCAGATTAGATTCCCTGCTAAGGATATCACGGTTAGAGTGAAAAACTTCCAAACCACGAATTTTTCCTGATATATATTTTTCCTGATTTTTCATTACTTTTTATAAAATAGTGAATAAACTATTTATCATAGAAAGTATTTTTTAATGTCAAAATCATATAGGTTACCAGTACAGATCGGAGTTGATAGACAAATCAACGTTCAGTTAGAACAAGACTTTGAGCAAATTGAAATCCTATCACTCAAAGTTAGGAGTGAGGATGTCTATACAAGGATGTGTGCTGACTACGGAGTGGTTGTCGGTCGTGTATTTTCAAATGGTGGTTATGGAATTCCGAATGCACGAGTTTCGGTATTCGTACCTATCACAGAAGAGGATTTGAATAACGAGATTATTAGAGACCTTTATCCATATTCTGAATTTGATGATGTAAATTCTGATGGTTATAGATATAACCTCTTACCCTATGAAAAAAGCCATGGTGGTCATACACCAACAGGAACATTTCCAAGTAAACAAGATATTCTAAGTAATCCTGCACTTATCCAAGTGTATGACAAGTATTATAAATTTACGGTCAAAACCAATGGTAGTGGTGACTTTATGATTATGGGTGTTCCAGTTGGAACACATACTTTAGTTATGGACTTAGATCTTTCAGATATGGGACCATTCTCAATGAGTCCTCAAGACCTTATTAGAATTGGAAGGGCTACTACAGATCAATTCAATGGTACCGACTTTCAAAGTTCAACAGATCTTTCTACCCTACCTCAAATTGTGACTCTTTCACAGTCAATTGAAGTATCTCCTTTTTGGGGTCAACCTGAAATATGTCAAATTGGTATTGCTCGTCATGACTTTAATTTGGGACAAGTTGGTATTTCAATTCAACCTACATCTCTTTTTATGGGATCTTTGGTTTCAAACATAGATGACAGGGCAATTGCGAGTGGATGTAGACCACCAACAGAAATGGGTGACTTGTGTAATCTTATAACAAATGAAGGAGAAATAGTTGCAATCAGACAAACCATATTCCAAGATTCAAATGGATTACCAATTTTAGAATCAGCAGCATTTGACCAAGGAGGTAAGGTTATTGACGAAGATGGTACTTGGTTACTGGAAGTACCCATGAATTTGGATTATGTTACAACAAATGAGTTTGGAGAACAAATATTGAGTAACGATCCATCGGTAGGTGTCCCGACCAAAGGAAAATACAGATTCAAAATAAAATATGGTCAATCAAATAGTTTAGAACTTAATCAGACAAGAAGAGGTTATTTCTTAGTACCTAATATCAAAGAATATGGGTGGACTGACTCAAACGTCGACCCTTACTATTCATTGAATACAAATAGTGTTGCATACCAACAATTAATTGGTTCTTATTATTTTGGTTTGGATTGGAGTGGATATACAAACCAACAAGCGGCAATTGATTGTACTGATACTTTTTACGAATTCATGTACAATAAAGTATATACTGTTTCTGGTTTGGTGGATCAATATTATAAAGGTCTATCACGAGGAAATTTCATTGGTATCAAAGAGATTACTGATTCGGAATGTGCCTCAGAAAACAACAAATTTCCTGCTACAGATGGTGTAAGAAATTTCGATTTTTTATTTTTTGTGGTGAATTTCTTCTTAACCATTCTGTCACCATTTGCTTTAGTCCTAATTCCAATATTATCTTTTATAGCACAATTTTGGCCTGTTGCTAAGTTTGTTATTGATAGTTTTATAAAGGCTTGGTTAGGTTATAATATAGTAATAAGTGTGGTAAATGCCGCAACAGCGTTTCCTGCGGTTGGATTAATTATATCTAACGTAGCCTACGCTGTTGTTTATGGACTTGCATTAGGTTACTACACTAAATACGTCTCTCCAATTCTTAGACAGTTTCAATTCAGACAATTTAAGTTACCTATGTTGAGTTATCCTGATTGTGATGCCTGTGAGTGTACTGTTGATGAGCTTGGTTTAGAGGATATAAACACTATCTCTTTGTTTGGTGGTGGTACGGCAACCTCACAAGATATAGGTAGATACACAGTATATAACCGTGAAAGTTCATCCATTTTATTTCCAAGTAATAACGGAACTACATGGGGTTATTTACAAGGAGACCCAACGAATACTGATCCCGTTGGTCTTGATCCTGATTTATATTCTTCAGGTGGTGCTCAAAAAAGACAGGAAAAATATCAAGCAGATATAATTGGTTTCCGTTATGGACTTGCTGGTTATCCTTTAGGTGATCCAACTACAGACGGTAAAATGGTTGGAACACCGATCGTTAAGTCATACAGTTCTACAGGTTTCAATATCTTATTAAATTATGATATCAACTATTCTCAAAGTCTAAATTTAGCGAACATCAGAGAAAGGTACTTCGAAGAATTGAATATAATACAAACAACAGTATCAACACCGAGTTTTATTTCTCAACCTTTTACCGACAATATGATGGTTTTATTAATTCAACCATCAAGTCAACTTCCTACAGGTACTTTACTTACATTTACTGATCCGGATAACATTGTCGACATCAACATGTCGTCCACTACATTGAATCAATTCGGGAATTACTCGATAACAGGTACTACTAGCCAAGGGATTGTTACAAAAAATCTGAGTTATATCAAGAGCGATGGTACTTTAGGAAGCTCAACAATTTATATTTCGGGTTCAACTAATGAGGATTATTACCGTCAAAAAACAGGAACAGAGTATTTCCAAGTTATTACTGGTGGAACGGTAAGTGAAATTAACACTCTATTATCATCAAACAATTCCTTACTTAGAAAGTACATTATTGATAAGGAACAAAAAATTAGATATCGTGAAAGTGATGGTACCTTCAGTGATGTGACACTTAATTGTTTACAGAGTGTTGGAGATCAATGGGAAAGTTATCAAATTGTATTCTTGACTCGTGGGGTTGACCCATTTACTGAAAAACAAAAAATTACCTATGATTTGTCAAAGTTATTTGGATATAATTTGGGGACGAATACTGTGACAGTAAGTGGTGAGTATTATTTGAATATTCCTATCCAACCCAACAGTGGAAGTGGGTCTTGGTATACGAATTATAAGACACCTGAAAGTCACCTTACCCCCTACTCAACATCACCGTTATATCATCAACCTTTCAATTTTATTGTTAAGAATAGTGAGTTTCAAAGTGTAAATTCAAATTCTATAAGGTTTTATTCATCTTTGGATAAATCGCAAATTAGTTTTGTACCATATCCTGGTGATAAGACATTGTCCTACTTTATGAACAACAATTATCTCTCGGGCGGGGATTTGTCTGACGACGGAAACACACAACAGAAGTTCAGATTTTTTGATACTGAGTATCAAGGAGATATTGAAGGAGGATCATTCCTTGGAATTAGTGGGATTGTAGGACTATCTTATGACTCAAGAGTTTACGCACCATCATACTCAAACTTGTTGAGTGTTAATATTGCATTTGATTCAACAATCAATAATGCAAAACTAATTTTGAGATCTGACAGATTACCTACGTCAGATAACACTCAAATTCCGACTTATGGTAATAACCAATTATTGAGTAACAACTCATTTGCCTTATATCAGAATGATAATTTCTCATTTTATTACATTGGTTCTTTAGGTGCTAATGAAGTTGGATATGTAATTTCAGGCGATTTTGGTTTGGGAGAACCTCAAGAAATAAGTGGTAATGATAGTGATTTGGATAGGGTAATCTCAAGTTTCGGTTGTAGTGGTATGGTACCACTTAGATGTTACACCACAGATTCTGAGGGAAGATTAACGATTTTGGATCCATGTCCCGCAAACGAAGATCCCGTAAGAGTTCAAGATGGTTGTTATGATTTGTTGGCACCAAACGAGGAAGGATCTTATTTGGCAACAATTCAAATATCAATTCAAAATTATTTTGAGTGGTTACAAAGATTTAGATTAACATTTGCTTTTTGTCGTGGAGTATTTTCCCACATTTTTGTAAATTCGTGGGTCAACGGAACACTGTATGCATTCCCGTTTAAGAATAGACCATCATTTGATGTGAATGGTAATTTACAGGTTAGAAGAGTTATTCCCGTTGGACCATCTTCAATTGTAACATATACTTTCTGTGCTGATACAATGGTTTTCGATGAAGATACTAATAATTTCTATTACAGATCTAGTCCATGGAATTCAACAACGAATACGTTTATAGGTAAAAAGGCTCCTGACAAAACTGGTACAATTATTCCTGGTTTGGATATAATACCCCTTAACAAATACAATTTGTTATATCCAACGACGATTTTGGATTTGGGACCAAAATATTTTTGGACTAAAGATGTTATTATGAGTCCAGATTACTACGGGTACCAAATGGATAATATTAATTCGACTTCGTGGAATGAAATAGAAAATTTGGTCGGAGTATTTAAGGTCTCAAGATTAGTAAACATCAACTTTTTGCAAAGTATATTCTCCACTGGTAATGCGGCACTAAATTCATTCTTTTCAAGAGATGGTCAAAGGGTGGATGGTGATTACGCTCAGATGTTACAAATCAATTCTCAATTCGGTGTTACACCGTTCAACGAAGGAAGTTATGTTGATAATCCTACAATTCCTGGTGATAATCCGATTTATATTTCGTCAGACAGTCAGGGTAATCCTGTCTTTGGTATTTTTTATGAATCTTTCCCCGAACAAAGGGATTTAATTTCACCAAGAAGAATAGATAGAAATTCCACAGGGCCAATTTTGTTGGCTGATTATCTTGGAACTAAATCACAGTTTGTTCCTTTCTACAGTTGGCAGAACAATGCTTTTTCACAACCCGCCCAACCATCTATTTTTGGGAATGATAAAAACACTTGGAATACTCAATACTCTTCAAATAGGGGTCAAAACATATACGGTCAAAAGTATCAATCACTCGATAGACTCACATCACCTTATTTCTTGGGAAATAATGGAATGATTGAAAACAGATTGGGGTATATCTTCCAAAGAAACGCATTAGGGGAATACGTTCCAAGCAATTTGGGTGGTAATAATTTTACGACGATTACCTCGGCCCCGTGGTATTTTTATTTCGGGCTCAGAGTTGGTGCAAGTGCCATGGATAAATTCAGGGAGAAATATTTGGGAATTGAAGAATGAGTCAGAATAATTACATAGTAATCAAACCGGATTTACAATATCAATCAGCACCGGATAGTGATATTAGTATCAATACTGAATTGAATCAAACTCAGTCAGAATTGATTGATTATGATAGAACTGTGACGGTAAATTTAGCAACGTTGTTTGATGAGGAACGAAATAAGTCCACAACATTTAGACCTATAGTTAAGTTTTCTTATATCTATGAAAATAATTTAGTAGGGACTACTGAGTATGAAAATTTTTTGAACGAACTCTACTATATCAACCCTGAATCTTCAACACCCCTTTTGGGTGGTAATAACTCTTGGAGTGGATTACCATCGTATCAAGAATTTGAATTTATACGAACTGATGTTACAAATCCTCAAGTAAATTTTATTACCAAAAGTGCATCAAGTTATAATTGGAATGTAGTTGTTTCTTATCCGTTTGAAAATAATTTCTCCGTACCTATGAAATATTATTTTACAAATGGTTCGGCCTTGTCGGATTGGGTGTCAGGTGACGGTATTCCATTTTACATCACCGCAGGTTCCGATAATGGATTACCAATTATACAGATGAATTGTCCTGTAAAACATGGTTTAAGAGAATCGGATTATGTTTTATTATCATTTGATTATAATGGTACAAATACATTCCAAGTTTTCAGTTTGGGTAATGGTAATTTAGGGTCGGATGAATATGTATTCAACATTGTAAATGTTGGTTATACCGGTACTACATTCAATTCAGGTAATGAAGGTGTATTCAAAAGAATTATTGACATCAACAACTCGGGAGAAACGACATCAATTTATTATGTTAGAATGCACAAAGTTATCACAAATCCAAGTGATTCTCTCATAACAAAAAATGGTTTTGAATTGAATCCATTTGGAGATCATGCCGCCTATCAATTTTCTTCTCTAACCCCAAATAATGTTGCAAGGATCGCTGAATGGCAAAGTTCCAACACCTACAATATGACGTTGTCTAAAGATTTGGAAATAATTAATCAATTAGACAATAATAAAAAACCGTTGACCCAAATTTTTGTAACATTCCAAAATGTGGGTTATTTTGGATGGTGGAACAAACTTAGACGAGGATGGGAATTTAATATGATACCTGGTGAAACAAATCCATGGTGGGATTTAACAAACGGAAATGCCGTTGAGACAAACAACACCTCAACATATGTTAGAAATATTGACGGGTCAACTGTATGTGTAATACCTTCAGATTGTTACACGTTCACGGTAAACCTACCAAGGATGAGTGGAGATACGATGTATGGTGATTGGTGTGAGTGGAATAATATAACACAGGAGGAAAGGGTTATTTCTCGTTACATGAATAAACTAACTTATTATACTAAAGGTTTTGATGTTAGTGGATCACCAACATCTAATCCTAATGGATATTATTATCAGGTTCACTATCCGATAAGACTGAAAGTATTCTCTGACTATGTTGAAACTGCAGAAGAAAACTTTGTTGTAGGTGTGCCAAGTTACTCGTATTTTAGTAACACTCAAAAACTTTGGTATTGGAGAGATATATATCCATTTGGTTTTGTTGATACAAATGATAATGGTGTTGATTACCCATTTTTAAACGAGGCTCACTATCCATTTACTAATATCATATTCAGACTTTATCCTGAAGGTGCGTCTTTCGACATAAATGAAATTTATTCGGTCATTCCTGACCCTGTTATCGATGGGTGTGAATAATATTAGAGTTGAGATTAGAAATCAAGGAGGTATTGATTTACAAATACCTATTGAGCAAACGTGGGATTTCCAAGGCCAACAACAGGCTATTGAAAAATACGAAGCAAGTATTATTGAAGAAATTCTTAATAAAGACGAGGATTTCGAGGTTACGAGATTTGAACATAAAGAATATGATGTTAATAAATCCTCATTGAATTATGAGTTTTATTTGTGGAATTCTGTTTCAAATCCATCAGGTTCTTATGTAAATTCATACACGTCAAAGTTTGATGTGGGTCAAATTTATTATTACCAACAACCATTTACCAAATCATTTTGGAAGTTGGATTTGTATACCACCCCTTTGAATAGAGATCAACAAGCTTATGTCACAATTATTTTACCTGTCCAACAGGGATTTTTAGAAACGGCAAACTTGAATGGTACTACACAAGTACAAATTAAAAAACCAAAATATTCTTTGGATTATATTGGTGATAAAGAAGGGTTTTTTATTTATTGGTTGAAAAAAAGAGATTTCATCAACGTAGATGAATTTTATATGACTGCCAAATTTTTTGACGGAAGTACAGGTCAGTTTACAAAAATGATGAATAGACCTCAAAATACATTGTCAAATCCAACAGATTTTCCACCTGATGAGTATTTCTATTATAGAGTGAAACTTGACTACCCAACTCAAAAATATCAGATGTTTGAATATCCGGTATCTATTTTGGCGGGGACTTTGTCAAATCCGATAAAATGGTATGAATATGTGAACCCGTAATGGAAACTCAAATAATGAAAATAAGGGTTTCACCTGGTGACCTATCCACAATTATCCATGAAGTAACTTACTCAGGTGAAACTTTTGGTGTTTATTCGGGGATGACTCAAACATTGACTGGAGGTTCTAATGGTACATCATTACTTACAGGTCTCACAGTCCCGATCCTTCTTGTTGAGAATACCGTAGATATTGGATATTACTCAGTATTTGATGGTGCCATATTACAGAAAGATGTTGTAAACAATTTTATATTTTCTTCAACAACTATCAATCCCTACACATGGAATGTTTATAACACATCAGATATTGAATTCAATAACTTTTTACAACTATCTTCATATTCGTTGGATTGGGGTGATGGAAGTCCTGTCCAAAGTATAAATGTATTCACCCCAAATTCATTGGTTCACACTTATCCATCAACACCGAGTGAGTATACTATAACTTTATCTCAAAATAATCCGTGGGGTAATACAACAGTGTCAAAAGTAATTCAGACACCTTTTGTGGACGTTCCCAACTTCAATCCCGAAGGTACTGCCTATTTTACTCCAAATGTTGGAGCGTGGACTGCGACACCAATTTCGTACAACTACATATTCACTGGTGATAGTGAAAACGTTGTCAACGCCCAAACATCTGACAATTATGTATCAGTCCCATTTTTGATTACAGGACTAACATCGTCAAGGATTACTGAATTAGCACAATATGGCACTAATCGTTATCAATTATTACTACCAATTCAAAGAGAAGGTATTGATTATGGTATTATCACAGAAATGAACCTACTATATACCGCCTACACGATTCAAGATGTTAGTTATGTTGACTATGCGAATGGAACCACAATTTACTCTATTTACTCATCAGGATTATCCGCTGATTGGATGGTTGCAGAACCACTTGTAAAAGATGAATTATTATTAGGAATATCTGCCCAAGCAGAAATACAATCAAATGTCTTCATCGAAAGAGGAAAAAACTCGGCCTATGAACGAGTACAACGAATTGGAGAAGTTGATAATTTAGGTGATTTGATTAAGTATGGTTATAGATTTTTCAATGTCATATAAAAAATGAACTTAAGTATTTATAGATATGAAAGTTTGTAGTCTTTGTAATATTGAAAAACCATTAATTGATTTTAACAATCAAAAATATGGTAAATTAGGTAAAAGAAGTTACTGTCGTGTCTGTCAATCAGATATGAAGAAAAAATATAATTCTGAAAACCGTGAAAGGATTACTGAATATCAAAGAAAATATCGTCAATTGAATCCAACTTATAATATTGAATATCAAAAAAAAAGACGTGAGTCTGATGTTACATATAGAATGATAGGAAATATTAGATCAAGAATTTGTAATATTATTAAAGGAAAAACACAAAAGACTTTAGAATGTTTGGGTATGGATGTAATATCTTTTAAGATATACATTCAAAACTTATTTGAAAGTGGGATGTCTTGGGAAAATTATGGAGAATGGGAAATTGACCATAAAATACCGATTTCTTCGGCCAAAGATCAAAACGATGTGTGCAAATTAAATCATTATTCAAATTTACAACCTCTTTGGAAATATCAAAATAAAAGAAAATCTAATAAGATAACATTCTAATATGGCAACAGGAACCTACGGAACGATTAGACCGGCAGATGTATCTCCCGAAGACGTTCAAATCATTATGAATTACACACCCTCAAGGGATGTTACAGATAATTTTGTCTTAACTCAACTTGACGCAGCCTCTATTCTAAGACCTTATTTTAATAACAACCAAACGGGTGGTAATACAAACGAAATTTTAGGTGGTCTTTATAATCTAAGGTTACCCGCAGATGTATTCAATCAATTGGGTATATATACGTTGTATATCCGACCCGCAGAAATTAGAACGACAATTACTGATTGTGGTGTTTTATCCGCTCTACCAAACGTCAAAGGAATTGTTATTGATTTGTCAAATGTTCCGAGTCAATTTGTAAATAAGTTTGTTGCTCAGGGATTGGTTGGTTTCAGAGTAGAATATCTAAATGCTGATGGTAGTAAAATTCCAAATTTTTTCAGAATAATTACCTCAAACTTTTTCTGTGAACCAATTGTACAAAACCTTACTAATACACAACAAAAAGCCGTAAGATACCGTTACACGGAAGGTCAGACTAATTTAGTTTTTTGTACCCTTTCACCAAGTTCAGCACCGACTAACAAACCCAATGCAACACCATTCATTGGTCAACCAGCACAAAGTATTATTTTATCTAACACATACTTCAATCCATTAACTCTTGAGGTGAATGTTAGTCAATACGATATTGATACTCTTGGAATTGCACTTTACGGTAATCAGACTAAGAGTATGGAAGATGGTATCTACACAATCTACGACGCTGAAAATAACATTTACCAGCAGTTCAACTTATACGAAATCAAGGATGACTTCAATAATCTTCTTTATGAGGTTAAAGAAAATCGTGGTGATAATATAGACTTTAGTAAGAATTTCCAAAATATTACTGAACAATAATAATGGCTAAAAAGTTCATTCCAAATACCGCGGCATCAGGAGTAGGTACTCCTTTTGATAATATTGTAGGTCTTCAGACTGTACAAGGAGGTGGACTTACGCAAGGTAATTTTGAATTTTCCACAGGACTTTCTGAAAAGGTAAATCGAACATTCAATATTGGTGTATTCCAAGATCCAATTAGTCTCGAAAATTTAGATATTGAATCAGTTAATGAAGCGAGATTATTATTGGCGAAGGAATATCGTGTTTATCCAAACTACGACTTATCTCAAGTAACCAATTTTACGATATTTGGTTCGTTACAGAAACGACTTGAAGTTTCTGTACAAAGAATTTTGAATTTTTTTCCAGCTGGATTAGAGATTGATCAAATTTACTATGATTATTCAACGGGTAACACGGCAACAAATATTAGTTACGACTCTGTTTCAAATGAGACGGAACTCACAATAAATGTTAGTAGAATAAAAAATCCATTTTCACTTGAGTATTCAACTAATTCCATAATTAATTTACAGAATAGAGAACAAGAATTTTCACCTATTAGGGATTTGACTAACAGATATCGTGATTATGCGTTAGTTGTTAGTGGTATTTCATATAATATTGTTGATTTTATACCATCAAATAGTTTATTCACAGGTACAATAACTGTTGTGGTTACCGGTAAACCATTTGGTTCTATTACAACAACCTTAGAGTCTTTGGTTATAAAACCAAACGACTATTGGACTGAAAAATCGTTTTCGGAAGATTTTGATGAAGTTGAAAAATTCTTACTTAACAGATTATCACTACCAATCTACACAGCAACCTTTAGTGTACCAGTTGAAAATGAAAACGGTGTTGTAACCGTCAACTCAAGAAGTGTAACTTGGCCTGTAGATGGTTTATGGAATTTAGATATTCGTACGCAAGCTTTTAGTGATTACCTAGAACAACTTAATGAAATAGGGGTTGAGTTCGATGCTTTCAAAACCAACTTGGTTGCTAGATTTTTGGTAACAGAGTCCTTATTAGAATTCGATACGCCTGATCATAAAGTTGGTAAAGTTTTACAAATTTACGGAAGAAGTTTTGATCAAATAAAACAATTCATTGATGCATTAGCGTACATGAATTCGGTAAATTATAATCCCGGTAATGATATTCCTTCTATGTTGCTAAAGAATTTAGCACAAACTTTGGGATGGAGTACTAACATATCACCAATCACGGAAGAAAACTTTTTGAGTTCTGTGTATTCATCTACGGGTGTTACTCAATATGCTGGATTCTCAAGAGAACTAACTCCATCAGAATTGAATTATCAATTTTATCGAAATCTTATTCTTAATTCGGCATACCTATTCAAATCAAAAGGTACTCGTAGATCTATTGAATTTACACTACGTTTAGTTGGTGCTCCCGAAGCGTTGATAGAGTTTAACGAACACGTTTATTTGGCGGACCAAAGAATAAACATGAGACAATTCAATAATCAGTTTGCACAAATCACTGGTGGTACTTATGTTGAAGAATCGACAGCATTATTACCTGGTGATGTTTTCAAAATACAAGGGGTTCAATATACAGGATTTACATCACAATCAAATGTGTTCATTGTAGATCAAGTAAGAGAAGATTATCCTGTAGATGAATTGGGATATCCACAAGCTCCTGTTGAAACTGATGATTATTATTTTGAGAAGGGTGCTGGTTGGTTCGAATCTACACCTCAACACAGAAGTCCCGAGGTGGTGAATCAGTCACTATCAGTTTTCACTGGTAGTAGTCCAAATGTTCAAACTGTTTTACAACCATTTACATACGGACAAGAATATTTTGACAAATTCAGACATTTCCCATTTATGAATTTGGGGTATAGACTCAAGTACACAATTGACAACAAAAAAAGTTGGCAACCACCTGTGTTTAGAGTTGCTAAAAATGCTGGATACGAAGCCTATTATGTTGCTGCGGATGAAAGATTAGTACTCAACGCTAAAAACGTTGAATTATTCTTAAATCCTTCGCAAGGTATTTTATATAACATTTGGGAGATGTCTAAAAGAGACAATTTCCCTATTCCCAATAGTGGTATGACACCAACTTACCCAAGTTTTGGAAGTACTGATTGGTCGTTTATCAATCCACAGGCGAACAAGAAAACATTCTTTGAATTTGCTCAAACATTTATTAGTAATACTATCAACGTAAGAGATAGATGGTATTCAACTGATGGTAAAACTTCAGGATATCCTGATCTTCTCAATATTTTTTACAATTACTTATTATCCAATCAATTAGTTGGTATTCCAAATGACAATTTCACTTACCAAAAATTAATCGAATATGTTCAAGGTATTGGACCATATTGGATTAGATTAACACAACAGATGGTTCCTGCATCAACTATTTGGAATACTGGTGTAAAATTTGAAAACTCTCCACTTCAAAGACAAAAGTTTGTCTATAGAAGGCAAAGTGGATGTCAGTTAGTTCCTGTAGAAAAAGATCCATGCTTGGCGACAGGTACGTTATTTGCGTTTGACTGTACTACAGAAAGTGCAAATTGTTTCATATATCCATGGATTGGATCCTCAAGTGAAATTACGTCCTTCTCTCAAATCTTATTTAGTGTTCTAAACTCATACCTCAACTCACAAGGATTAACCTTGAGTGAGTGTAATACATCATCATTACTATCTGAATGGTTTGTTGATGTTAGGATTGATGGTAATATTATGTTCCAAACACCTTTCTTTACAGGATACGGTACTGGACAAGTCCCAACAAATAATCAATGGAAGGCTGCCCTATTATTAAACCTTTCACAATTGGTAAATGATGGTTATTATTTCTATGTAAATGGAAATGTCGTGACGGTTTACAATTTAGCCTGTGCGGAAGATGATATTCCGAGTACTCTACAAATCAATGTTGGGATAAATATAGATATAACGTGTAATTAATGTCTTGTAGTAATTCGGTTTATTTAGTTTGTTGTTATGATCCTACAAGATCATTTTTAGCTTGTACACCAACGATAGATAGTGTCCCTTTTTCATCTTTCATACCTGGTAATACTTATGTCGGGACTGACGCTATAAACGGTAGTATTTGTTATTCTGCAAGTTCAACTCCCGTAGGAACGGTATTCAACCTTCAACAAACATCTTATACCAGTACAATAGACTGTGATGATTGTCAACTCACTTACGGGGGATTTTGTCCCGTTATTGTCACTTTTGCGGATGCGATACTTGTTAACTGTTGTGATCCAACAGAAACCTTAGATGCAAGAGTTCCAAATACTTACACACCTGGTGTTCAATCTATAAGATATGACGATAAATGTTGGGTATTACAATCATTCGGAGGTTCTGGCGGTGTAGAACTTTATGGTGGGTATGATGGATGTGCTGCGTGTACAGTATCATTCCCTTGTTGTGAGTGTACCGAAATGAATATTGGAAGTGGTCTATATCTGTTACCACCTAATGGTGGTAATGTATTTGTTGATTATACTTCTTGTTCTGGTGGGTCCGAAACATATGTTGCTACATCACTAAACAATGTATTCAATATTTGTAATCAGACTGGTACTACTATAACAACATACTTTAGTGTTGGAGTAACAACTTATAGTGGTGATACATATCCGTGGGATCCTTTTAGTATTGGTGATCCATATGTGGTAAGTGCAACAACATTATCAGTTTGTACTGGTGAACCTTGTGGTATTAGTCCAAGTCCATCACCAACTCCCACTCCGACACCGACTCCTACGATCACTTCGACACCAACACCAACTCCTACGATCACACCAACGATCAGTTCTTCTGGGGTCATTACACCGTCGACATTTGCTTACACTGTTGCTGTTACGGGTACTTGTGAGGGTAACATCGGTACCGCAACCATTATTGGGTCAGGTGGTGTTCCACCGTATACTTTCGAGTGGGTTACACCAAATTTGGGTACGGGGGATACTAAAACTAATTTGAGTGCGGGAACTTACATTGTAAGGGCTAACGACTCAACGATGCCTGTAAATAATGAGTTTTTCATCAATGTTACTATTAGTGATGGATTGTCTCTGATTGTATCTACGGTTACTGACACTACTTGCGGACAAAATAATGGTACTGCGACAATAGTTGCCACCAGTGACGATTCAAACATTACGTACTACCTTTATTCGGGGGTTACTTTGTTGGCGGTTCAGTCTTCGAATAATCTAACAACTCAGTTTGTTGGGTTAGAGTCGGGGGTTTATGATGTTGTGGGGGTAAATAGTTCAAATTGTACTGGTACTACGGGTAATTTTATTATTGGTGAGTCTGATCCATTAGATTTTGGTTTTTATGTTGTCAATGATACCCAGTGTGCGAGTCCAACGGGAAAGATATATGTTACGGGTCAAACTGGTAATGCTCCCTATACCTATCTATGGAGTAATTTGCAGACTACATCTTCTATCACGGGTCTTACTGACGGATCGTACAATGTAACAGTCACTGATTCACAAGGATGTTCGGTCAACAAATCTGTTTTGGTCGAGTTTGTTCCGTCTGTTGGTTTGGGATCGTGGAGTGCTACCACTCCTAGTTGTTTTGCTAGTGACGGGAGTCTAACATTAACAATTACTGGTGGTACTGGTCCTTATTTGTATTCGGGTTCAAATGGAACTACATTTGTAACGTATCAAACAAGTTATGAGTTTAGTGGTTTACCTGCGGGTTCATTCTTTGTCAATGTTACTGATGCTGCTTTATGTAAGGTAACCTTATCCACTACATTACAGACACCTCAGTCGTTCTACTCGGTCCAAAATATTGTTAGTAATTCTACCTGTTCTACAAGTAACGGTTCTATCAATGTATTTTTGCAAGGAGGATCACCTCCATATACGTATGTGTTATCGTCATCTACATCATCGGTTAGTGCAACAACTAATTCAACTCAATACATCTTCACTGACCTTCAAAATGGTGAGTATAATCTAACAATTACTGATGGTGGTCCTTGTCCGTATTCGACAAACCTAACTGTTGATTCTGAGAATTTATTTGATGTTACATATTCAGCCACCACCTCAACATGTGGTCAACCTAATGGTACCCTTACCATTATGACAACACCGGGTGGGACATTACCTTACATCTACACTCTAAGTGATGGACAATCAATTACAACCAGTTCTTTGGATGTAACGTTTTCTTCTTTATTGGGTGGTGGATATACTTACTCCATTACCGACGCGGGGGGATGTACCATTACAGGTGGTGCTGTGGTCCCTGAAGAAAGTGTATTGGAGTTTTCTTTATTCCCAACATCATGTGGTGTTAGTGGAAGTGGGGGAACAATCACCGCACTTATAACATCAGGTCAACCGCCATTTACATATAACTGGTCATCAAATGTTGATTCAAACCCACAAGAGGTTTATGTAACAGGTCTAACAGGTGGAACCTATTCTTTGACAATTACGGATGACAATGGGTGTGTAAAAACAAGAAGTACATTAATTGAATGTAGTCCTGTGATTACTTCATATCAGATCTTCAATATGTGTGAGAGTGAGTTTGGATTTACCTCGGGTACAAAACGAGGTATGGTTCAAATGCTAAACGAAGGATTCAATGATTTGGTATCACCGCAAGATGGATGTATCCTAACGGCATCTACCTTTACCATTGAGGTTGAAGTAAGTGGTAATACCTACACCGATTTATTCTATACGGGAAGTAATTTACTTGATGTCCCAACAGATGCGTTGTATTTCCAAGCCGTTGAGGATTTATTGCTAACTATACCTGGTGTAACAGGAGTAACAATAGATCCCGTAACATCTGAGATAACAATTGAAAGTGGTGACTCACTGAGTAGTCAGAGTGTTTTGATAAACTTGATTATCGGATATTCAATTTTGTGTCCTACTCCTTGTCCATCACCTACACCTACTGTCACACCTACGATTACAACGACACCTACAGTTACACCAACTATTACCGAGACACCAACACCAACACCAACCATTTCTGAGACGGCAACTCCAACTCCTACTCCAACAGAAACACCTGGTGCGTCGCCATCAAGTACTCCAACTCCTACGCCAACGATTTCTGAAACAGGGACACCTACACCAACTCCAACACCAACTATAACTGAAACACCAACAAATACACCAACATCAACAATTACGCAAACACCGACGACGACACCAACTCAAACTCCTTCAGTAACACCTACTTTAACTCCAACGGTTACACCTTCATCTGATCCATATCCATATTTCTTAGCTGGTTATTGTTATGATGGAAGAATGTATGCTGTCGGAGGAAGTCCTTCATCAAATTGTACACAGGTTCAAAATGGTTTAGGTTCGGCAACTCGATATAAATCAAATTACCCATATAGTTACTTATACAGTGGATTGTGGAGCACAGTCAATATGTTTATTTATGACACTGTGACTTCGAGTCTATTAGGGTCTTCTAATCCCTTGGCGGATGGTTGTCAATTTTGGGAAACTAATAGTTTGGGTAAAGTTATTGCCGGATATCCACAAGTTGGATTTGATTGTACACTCCCTGGAGGTTGTTGTCCTGGTACTCCACCAAGTTAAATAAATAATCGATATGCCATCACAAATTCAAATAACAAGTTTTACGGGAGGGTTACCAGCACAGGTATTTGTATCTGATGTGTATGGTAATAACAATACTTTTGTTGGATCTATAATATCTGCAATTCCACCAACAATTTATTTTACACTACCATCTTTATTTGATTTTGCACCTGCTGTAAAAATAACAATAATCGATGCAAATGGTTGTGAGGAATTCACAATTGACGAATGTTTAACAATCTTCCCTAGTCCAACACCAACACCTACGGTAACACCTACAATTACAACTACACCGACGGTTACTCCAACAATTTCAATTACTCCGACACAAACTCCAACACCAACTCCAACAATATCTGAAACAGGAACTCCAACACCTACACCAACGATTTCTGAAACAGGAACTCCAACACCTACGCCAACCATTTCTGAGACTGGAACACCAACACCAACTCCAACAATTTCTGAGACTGGAACACCTACACCAACACCTACGCCAACTGAGACCCCTGGAGCGTCCCCTTCAAGTACTCCAACACCAACTCCAACAATTTCTGAAACAGGTACACCTACTCCTACGCCAACAATTTCTGAAACAGGTACACCAACACCTACACCAACGATTTCAGAAACAGGAACGCCTACTCCTACGCCAACAATTTCTGAAACAGGTACTCCGACTCCAACTCCTACAATTTCCGAGACGGGAACACCTACTCCTACACCAACAATTTCTGAAACAGGTACTCCGACACCAACTCCTACAATTTCCGAGACTGGTACTCCAACTCCTACACCAACAATCTCTGAAACTCCAACAGGAACTCCAACTCCTACACCAACAATTGCTCCTATCAGAAGGGTTGAGCCGTGTTGCTCAACTGAATCAGGGGCATTCAAAGCGGTCATACCTGCACAATATTCAAGTGGTACTTTCGTGGCAACAAATGGACTTTGTTATACTATAGGGGCTATAGATTCTGGAATAGTGAATGTCACCTTCAATTATTATTATGATTCAATACAAGATTGTGCTAACTGCACGGCTGAGGCACAAACAAGTCCTTGTCCGACAAGAACTCCAACACCAACACCAACCATTAGTAACACATCCACACCAACACCGACACCAACAATAAGTGTGTCGGTTTCAGCAACTCAGACACCAACACCAACATTGACAAATACTCCAACAGTTACACCAACTATTACTCCGTCACCAACATCTAACTGTCAATGTACAACTTATACTAATACCTCAATTACTGTTTATGAAACTATATCTGGAACAAATACCGATCCGTTATATCAAAATATAATAGGTTGGGAGTCTTGGATATTACCGTGTGAAATTAGTATTGGAAACGCCTTACCAGTATCTAGTTCAAAACCTAACATGTCAAATAGTTATCCCGACAATTATGATGCAAGATCATATTCATATATGATAGCTTTCCAATATTTTGAAAATAGTACACCTGTAACTAACTTAAGATTAGCTATTGGTACTGGAGTTAATGGTGATTGTTCATTAGGTGTATATAATATTGCGTCACCTGTAAACGGACAGTGGTACTCATTAAGAGTTGATATACAAGATATTACGACAATATCTAATCAGATAAGAGTAAATTTATCAACGCCTGGTTATTCTGCATATAATTTATGTTCAAATGCGGGTAGTAGTTCCTGCTGTTACTCGACAGACACTTCTGGTGGAAAAGACACTAACTTGTGTCCTGTACCTGTTGCTGGTTGTATAGGTATATTTGGGCTTTGGTGTCCTCCTACATGGTAATAATGAGTTACGTTTATTAATATGAATCAAAAAAGTAAACCAATGTGTTAGTTTTAATTTTTACAACTATTTATGATATGAAATATTTCATAGATGGCTTGTACAGGAGAAAAATTAACGGTTAAAAATATCTCAAACACAATAGCAATTGTTAGTTACACGAGATATAGTGATGGATTTGTTATTACAAATCAACAAATTGGTGTGGGTGCTACAGCCAATTTATATTATCAAAAAGGTACTTATAGTACCGCAAACCCCAATCAATTACAGGTTTTAGGTAAATCTAATCTACCTGAAGGTTGTGATACCACAACAACAACTACGTCCACAAGTACTACAACTACTACGACACAAAACGTTCAGCCTTTAGAGTACGATCTAACTACTCCGGGTACATGTACAGGAAAAAAACATGTTATTAAGAATGTATCAAGTGGAATTGCTATAGTTAGTTACAATAGATTCGAGGATGGATTTTTTGTAGATGAACAATACATTCAACCCGGTGCTACTGTAACAATATACTATATTACAGGAACTTTATATACCGCATTTAAAAATCAACTAACTACAATTAGTATTGAGAATTTACCATATGGTTGTGACATAGTTGTTACACAAACACCAAGTCCAACTTCGGTTACACCAACACCAACACCTTCGGTAACATCAACACCTGTAATCACCGCAAGTGTAACTCCAACGGTAACATCAACTCCGACCCTTACACCAACTCCTTCAGGGGTTGTTGGGGCTAAAGCTTTAATCTTTATAGAATCTAGTGACGATGCGGTAAACCCAGCCGGAAATCCAAATACTGATATCCTATCGTACATGATAACAAATGGTGCGACAGGTTGGTTTGGTTTCCAAACAAGTGGTATTCCTAATTTCCCAACAGACCTCAATGATTTCCTATTATGGATGGATTGGCCAGGTTTTGTAAATGGTACAACAAATAATACTAATGGTACTTTACAGTCTATAATACCACAAACCTCAGGAGGTGTGGATTTTTATGGTAATGTTATAGACGCCTACAATTTTGTAACTACTGAAATACCTACAAATACAGTTACTGGTCAAGCGTGGTACATTGTGTTAGCACCAATATCACTCACTAACAATCTAACATACTCAACAATAAGCATCAGTTATAATGATACACCACAATCTCTTAGTGGTTATAATACAGAAACAAGCGTAAAAAATACAAATATTGTATATACGGGATCAAACTGGTTTAACACAACATATCGTATCTACACCTCGGCACAAAACAATGGATTCACCAATGGTATACAGGGACAGATAGATACAACAAATAACTTCTTCAAAGGAGGTACCCTAAATTAAAAAAAAACAAAAATGAGCGTTCCCTACAAAAATCCAATTTCAGGACTTTACGTATCTTCTCCATCTTCCGTACAAAGGAATCAAGTCTATGGTACAAACTTCTCAACTTTACAAGTTGGTGGTTACATGGAAGTATATTATCTAACAGATTTAGATTATTCTACTTTTGGTGGTACAGGTAATATACAAAATTCTGGAAATACCATCCCAATCAATTATTTTGTTGGTCAAACCTCGATAATTTCAGACAGAATTACACTTAACAGTGATGCAATTTCATCAGGAAGAAGAAAGTTAGGAATGTTGGTTTATGTTCATGAAACGAATACAACATACCAACTTCAGATTGATAACTATAATACTTTATGGGACAACGCAGTTAGTGCGGGTGTTGTTACTAGTGGTGATACATTCTTCTATGTAAACAACAAAATCAGTGGAGTTGTAAATGCTGCGGGACAAGCTTTTATCAATGTATGGTTAGATTCTTCGGTAGAAGGTCAAGGAGGTGCAACAAGAGCAAACGCTAGATGGAGAATTTTTTATGGTAGTGATGTACAAATAACAGGTGGAACTTTTGATGAAACATCAGCGACATTACAACTATTCAATTCTACAGGAGGTACAATAAATGTAAGTGGAGTTGTTGGTGTAGAAATTACTGGAGGTACTTTCAACTCAGGAACATCAACATTATCTCTATTCAACTCCACTGGAGGTACAGTAAATATTACAGGAATAAGTGGAGGAGGAACCTCAGGAACGTCAGGGTCGTCTGGTATAAGTGGAACTTCAGGTTCGAGTGGTACTTCGGGCAGTTCGGGATCTTCAGGTATCAATGGAACTTCGGGTTCTTCTGGATCTTCTGGAACCTCAGGTTCAAGTGGTTCATCAGGAAGTAGTGGAACATCAGGAAGTTCAGGATCTTCAGGAGTAAATGGTACTTCAGGGTCATCTGGAACTTCGGGTTCTAGTGGTTCTTCAGGAACAAATGGAACGTCAGGATCAAGTGGGTCTTCAGGAACAAGTGGGACTTCAGGTAGTTCCGGCTCTTCAGGTGTAAATGGTACATCTGGTTCGAGTGGTTCTTCAGGAACTTCTGGTTCTAGTGGGTCTTCAGGAACAAATGGAACGTCAGGATCAAGTGGGTCTTCAGGAACAAGTGGGACTTCAGGTAGTTCCGGATCTTCAGGTGTAAATGGTACATCTGGTTCGAGTGGTTCTTCAGGAACTTCTGGTTCTAGTGGGTCTTCAGGAACTAACGGTACGTCAGGATCAAGTGGTTCATCAGGAACAAGTGGGACTTCAGGTAGTTCCGGCTCTTCAGGTGTAAATGGTACATCTGGTTCGAGTGGTTCTTCAGGAACTAGCGGAACTTCAGGATCAAGTGGATCTTCTGGTACTAACGGTACGTCAGGATCAAGTGGTTCATCAGGAACAAGTGGGACTTCAGGTAGTTCCGGCTCTTCAGGTGTAAATGGTACATCTGGTTCGAGTGGTTCTTCAGGAACTAGCGGAACTTCAGGAT